TTTCCAGCCAGCCTCTTTAACTCCAGCGAATCACGTCCTTTAAACTCAACAATAACGGATACAGCCTCCCCTTCACGAGTCAGTATAAAGTCAGTATCAATGTCGTTACGCGATCCAAATATCTTAGGATTAGTTATATCTGTCATCATACGCCTCCATCCCTATTGCCCCTTGCTTTCTTTAATAGTTTGACCTACACTGGTATCATGGATACAATAATAGAACCGAACCCCATCAGAGAGGAACGGCTTCGATTATCTCTTTCTATAACAGATTTTTCTAAGATACTTGAAGTCAGTACTTCTACACTACTACGAACGGAGCAGGGTCTTTATGTTGATATTCCTCCAACTATTCTTCGGTATTTTGATTCCCACTCTCTCACTCCTTGGAGTATTCGTCCTGAGTATGTTCGGTATCAAACTAGTCAACGTGCTTCAGTTCTGGAACAACAGATACGACGACTAGATAAAGAGAACAAAGATATACTAGACGTTCTCCCTCAGTTGGATTACAACACTATGGAGCACCCGTTAGTTAACTGGTACCGTCGTCTAGGATATAAAACAAGATTAGAGTTCTGCAAGGCGTTCTGTCTGCACCCTAGTTCTATTATTAGATTTGAGGCTGGCCGAACACGAAGTGTTCCCGAACAGTTATCCAATGTTCTTTGGGGCCTTGAGTTAGGATTAGTCATGGTTCGATTACAGGACTCTTATCGAGAATGGCGAACCTTAATGAAAGAGCCTTTATTCAAGACTCCAAAAGAAGGAGCAGCCTGATGCCAGATAATGAAATAACACAAGGAAACATAACAATAGAAGGATGTAGCATAATGGCTGATAACATTACAGTACCATTCCTTTTTGATTATTACCGTTTCATTCCTAGTAACTCGGCAGCCCATGCTGCTCTTTTCTCCTCCTGTAGGGCTGTTGAAATGCATACGCATCTACACCCAGATGACCGAGTTAAGATAGAGAAGGTTCTAAAGGATGACGACTACCGATAATACGAGTAATCGTTCTGGGAACATGACTGATGGTCAATTAGAATTCTGTACCTTTGTTGAGCAGGTCTTTCTACAAAAAGGTGAACTCCCTAACTTCGAGGTTATTCAAAATGCTCTAGGGTTAACTAGACGCGAGACGATTAACCTATGGAACTCCTCCACCGTTAAGGGCTATCTAAGAGATAAGGGGATAGACTTTGCCCGCATCAACGGAGAAGTACTTAGTCCAATCCAACTCCTCGCTATCAACCAAATACTCGATTATAATGATACTAGACCCGATCACCGAAAACTCAAAGACCTTGGAATATCACTAAGGACTTACCAAGCCTGGAAAGCCGATCCCGCCTTCCTAAATTATCTAAAAACGAGGGTCGATAGAATTGTCGGAGAGAATACTGATGAAATCGACAGAGCCTTATTTGATGCCGCTCGGAGCGGAGACATGCAAGCTATTAAATTTATCAATGAATTCACAGGTCGATATCGCGGAACTTCTTCCAACGCTATTGACGTGCAAACTGTTATCATTAAAATTACAGAAATCCTCACAAGGCACCTTGCTACAGATCACCCTTCTGTATTAGAAGCAATCGGGCGGGAACTTCAGTTACTCTCTACGCAGGGGGTTGCCGCCCCTCAGCGGCCTTCCATTAAAGGGGAACTCCTATAAGGGGCTCACTTAGGAGAGTAATATGTACGGACCTCACGACCAGTCAATCCCTATTGATTGGTCTAATGGCATGGATGCCGCTAACTTTGAAGCAGGAGATAACTCCGAATACCCTGTTGGAACTTACGGAGCGGTGCTATCCTACCAGCGGCGTAGTAACATAGAAGGATACGTCGATGATATCTGTAACCTGCGCCCTGTAGGGGACGGGCGGCTTGTTGCTCGGGATCCGGTATTACCAGTAGTCGGTCAGAATAGTGGGGACTTTACTAACTCGGCTAGTGGACGAAGCCATTTTATCGTATCAGGTAAGCAGGCTTTCTTTGACGGAGTTGCTAGTTCGGTTCTTTACGCTATTCGGCCTACTGTTACTAGTCCGACTACATTTATCTTCTATCAGATTTACGGCAAGAACACTCAGATGCGGTGGACTAAGGCTATTACTTCGGCAAGTCCTCCTGCGGGATTAACGGCAATATTATATAACGGACAGTGGTTCGTTTACCGAGACGACTCAGCCGCAGCGTTTAGATTTCAGGCGGCTCAAGGGACTACTACTCCAACGGCTATTACGGACTTTACTGCAACAGGTTTACCTACAGGGAAGCCCGCATTCGGGGTAGGATTATCTCAGGCTCTTGTCTGGAAAGACAGAGTTTTCGCTATTGACTCAAGTACTATTTACTACAGTAAAGCAACTGACCCGACTACTTTTGCTAGTCCAGACGGAGGTAACTTCCAGTTATCGACGAAGGCTAATATTATTGATATGATAATACATCAGGATTCACTGTGGATTTTTGATGCAGAGTCGCGGATTTGGCGGTTTGACTTCATTACTGACCCAGGAGTTGACGGGCAACTGAGGCAAGTAACGTTCAGTGGGGACCTTTACGGTACGGGTTCTTGGGCAGAATCGAATGGGCGTTTATTTTTAGGGACCCAGGATGAGGTATATGAGATCATTAATGAGGATTTGAGGCCCATCGGGACCCCCCTGCACCTGGGTCGGCAGAGGCGAGAAACCGTGTTTTTGATAAACTTAGACTACGGATTGCTCTATCACGCTTACAATTTCTCGACCACTAATCCTCGAACGTGCTGGTACGTGTACCACTTTAACACTGGTGCGTGGACTAGATACCGATTTGACCTACTAGGAACTCAATCACAGAACCAGTTTGCGGTGCTGAATCAGGCTCCCCCTCTTATTGCTGACAGCCTTAATCAGTACCTACTAATGCCCTTCGACGCTCTAGGATCGTCCACAACGGCTTGGCTGGCTGACTATGGCCCTTTGATGGTCCTCTCGAAGCGAGTTTATATTGGAGAAGCGACATTAGATCAGTTCATAAGAGTCTATAATGGTACTGGTAGCACTATTACAGGACAGGTTCCGTACTATAAACTTAAGACTGGGGTCATTTATGCTGGACCTAGAGACTTCTATAAGCGCTTCCGACACTTCATTATGAGCGGGTACTTCGGGTGGAGGCAGGAGGGGGACGAGGTTCTGAACAAAACCCCTTATAAGACGACCGTAGACTTTAGCCCTAACTCCGTATTGTCAGTTTCTTCAAGCGGAGTTATTCAGAAGGTACACTCGCCAGAGAAATACAGTACACCTTATAGGATAACAGTGGACAAAAGAGCACGAGCGATTCAGTTTACTTTCGAGACTGAGGACGTAGAAAATCCCCCTATTGAGCAGATGGGGAACGTTAATAACTACGTTGACGGAGTTAACTTTATTGACTCTCTTGATCTCACCTACATTCCTGTAGGGGCTAATAGAAACGTACAAGGATCGGCGGCTTATACAGACAGTAGTGTTAAATAATGGCGACACCTAAAGAGGTTAATCTCTTTCACGATAATGATGACGTAGATCATCGTGCTGTTTCACACCACCATACATTAGGGAAGCGCCCTAATCAGGCAGCATCAGGAGAGCACGACCATTTCGATCAGAGTCCTTTATTTAAGTTTGCTAGTAGAACGTCAGATTTAGGCCCTACATCGGGTACTGCTGAGTTAGTTATTCTGTCTATTACAAGTACGTGGAAAAAGAATAGACGATATTTAGTGCTAGCACAGGGGTCATTTGATGCGACCGTTGGTACTGACGTGTTTGATTTCCGTCTATATAATCCTGCTACTCTTATGGCCGGTGGACCCGTACAAGCACAGGGATCGGGCGTTAATACAGGCTTTATGGTTATGGGTACTTATCTGCCTTCTGATAACGTTACGGGTGCCATTGAATTAAGGATGGTTAGAGGGGTAGGTACAGGAACAGCCAGTATTCGAGCAGGAAGTACATTCCCTACTAGATTAGTGATAATGTAATGCCTAAAGTAAAACCCAATAACCCTCGGGACACTAATGATGCATTTATGCACATTGGTGAGGCTCTTATTACGTCCAGCAAGACTCCTAATATTCTAGGATACTCTCCACATCAAAAGCAGAATGACTTTCATTCTTTTGGGCGGATTCAAGGCTATCGCGGTGTTAATGCTGGATTATTAGGTGGCCCTCGGATAAGTATTAAGGAAGTCCTACGACATGTACGATTGTATATTGGAGGAAACAGGTCGGGTAAGACCGTTGGCGGCGTTTGTGAAGATATTTGGTGGGTTACGAAAACGCACCCATATATCGACATTGACGCTATTTGGCCGGAGCCTATTCATGGTAGGGTGGTTACTACGGACTATGAATACGGGTGGGAAAAGATTATTTATCCTCAATTCCAAAGATGGACGCCCCTTACGTATCTTCGCGGTAATAGTTGGTCGGAAGCATGGGACAAGGAAACGCACACAATATATTTTAGTGACCGACTTGATCCTGCCGGTAATGGAAGAATTATTCGTGGAGGATGGATCGAAATCAAAACCCACAAGCAGGATCTTGAAACTTTTGCAGGCACATCCAGACATTTTATCCACTTCGACGAAGAATGCGCACAGGAAATATATACAGAATGTATGGCACGATTAATTGATACTGGTGGGTGTGCCTGGTTAACTATGACTCCGCTGGATGGGATGACGTGGACTTTTGATGAAATTTACGACCCAGCGGACGAAGCAAATAACAACCTACCAAACATTCACGTTACCGAAGTGGATTTATACGAGAATCCTTACCTCTCCGACGAAGAACGAGAATCGTTTATTGCGCTGTTGGGAAAAGACGATATTGAGGCCCGTGTTCACGGTAAATTCGTTCGTAAGGGCGGTCTTATTTATCCAGAGTTCAACCCCGCAATCCATGTTATTGAGTCCTATCATCCTCCCAAAGATTATGTTTGGGTGGCTAGTCTGGACCACGGCCTCAATAACGCTACCGCCTGGTTATGGCACGCCATTAACTATGAGGGTAGGGTTATTACATTTAAGGAACACTACCAAAGGAATTGGGTTATTAGTCAGCACGCCAAGGAAGTCCACGAGACTAATACGTTCTTTGGAAAGGAGCCTGATTATTACGTGGGTGATCCTAGTATTGGTAACAGGCTTCCTAATACTGGGGTCAGTATTTTCGAGGAATATACTAAATATGGAATAATCATTCGTCACGGGCAGGAACTTAATGATGTCAAAGCCGGAATCGAACGAATCAAGCGATACCTACGAACCGCAGACTACGAAGCAGACGGAACAAGAGTCCCTTACTGGCTCATCACGTCCAACTGTGAAAAACTTATTTGGGAACTTAAGCGATACAGATGGAGAACCTACGTCTCACGGCAAGCAGAAGCGAACAATAACCCACAAGAACAGCCAGTAAAGAAAGACGACCATGCTGTTGATAGTTGTCGCTACTTCTTTATGAGCCATGTGGACCTTAAAACAGAAAAACCTAATCAAGATAGTGAGTGGCAACTTAACGAGATTATCCCTACCACTAAGGTTAGGATTGCAGAACGAGACTTTGACGAGGAATTCATAGAAAAGAACGGCTGGAAGGTGAGTGAATACGCTGGGGGTGAGGAAACTAATTGGGAAGTTGAGGAATTTATAGGCGGAGACTGGTAACTTAGTTGAACGACTAGGCTCCTGTAGGGCTTTTGGGTTAATCTGGGACCAAATACCTGGCAGGGTAGGGAGTAATAATGACCAAGCATGTCACTTTAGATGAGGTTGAGGAATACGAGAGGGAGTTACGTCGAGCGCACGCAGAAAATCGCGCTCCGGCTCTCAAGGACCCTTATACTGTTAACGCTGATGAAATGGGTAATGTCGAAACTAATATTGTATTCCTTAGTGAAGGAGAACAAAAGAAGGCTGACGCTGATTTAAAGAAGGAACGGGCTGACGCAGCCAAGGAAGATGAGGCTATTCAGAAGCGTATGCGGGATACTGTGCAGCGTACCGAATTAGCCGGTGGCACTATTCTGCCTTATCAGGCTCCCGATCCCGCACGTTTCCAAGAGCCTAAGACTAAGGAAGAAAAAGAATACGCTGACAAGCAGATTGCGGCTGAGATTAAGGTTGGCCGTGAAATGCATGGTAGTTTTAACACGTTGCCTCCTAATACTACCAAAGATGGGTTAGTGACTGGAGATTCAATTAACCCAAAATTAACCCGAAAAGAAACTAGTTTTAATGAGCATGAGTTAGCCTTAGAGGAAGTTGCTAATCAGGTTCCTGCTGCTGACCGTTATCATGATAATCGGGACGTTGACGCTAAGCCTGATTATGCTGCTCCTACAGGGAACACTATTGAGAAGGCTCGGTTACAGGTCTTAAAGTATGAGGCTATTGAAGACGTTCTTGAAGATCAGATTGTTGAGAATAACGATAATAAGCCTAAACTGACAGTTAAAAAGACTACCTCTAAGTAACCTCGGTAATATTGGAGAGTTATGTCGTCAGGTGATCGTTTTCAATTAGTTCAATATCCTGCTGCCCCAGGACAGTGTTTAATTTGTGGTATCCCATATGGTAAGCGTAGATTAGTGGATACTGGATTAAATGCTGATTTCTGTCCTCGGCATACTCCTGATGAGATTCGTCAAGATTTAGCAGGAGCAGTTTATTTCTGTGAGCAATGTGTCGTTGCTATGGCTATGGTAGTAGGAATGCTGCCTGACTATAAAGCAATGTCTCTTAATGATGAATTAAAGACACAGAAAGAGTTGGTAACAGAACTCCAAACTCATATCCTCGGAATGGAGAGTATTCTTAATGCTTACGGTATCCCTCTCAATCCTGAGTTTAATTCTACTACTGTTGCTAATATCGGTAGTAGTGTACGTGTGGAAGTACAAGCCAACAAGTACGGAACCTTCACAAACCCCTCATCTACAATTACAGGTTCCGGCAACTCCGACGGAAGTGATTTATCTGAGGGAGACGAATTATCGTCAGGAATTGGAGATTCGGAGACTGACGAACCTCTTATTCAGCAAAGACGCGACAGCGTTCCAGATGATACAGAGTCAGAACCCGGAGATTCTGGGGACAAACCCCCAACAAACATCGGATTCTGATTATCAAACAGATTGGCAGCAATTCTTAGCAGAACATCCCGGTGCTCAGTTTGTTCCTGAATTTGAAGATGAAGGTATTCATTAGCGGAGGAATAAGTGACGACGAGTCCCTTAGAGGAAATCCCTCTGCTGACCCAGTATAAGGCCGAGCAGAAAAATGATGCTTTAGCACGGTGGGTATTAGAGCAGTACGAGCACGCAAAGTCGTCCCGTGGGCAGTATGAGCGTCAATGGTACTTAAACTATGCGTTTTATAGGGGTAATCAGAACGTTCAGATGATCCGTTCGAGTACCTCAGCAACAAATTACAGACTGTTTACCCCCCAGCAACCTCCATGGCGAGTGCGTATAGTTGTAAATAAGATTCGTGGTATTATTCGTACGGAGATTTCTAAGACAACTTCGCAAAAGCCTAATATGACCGTGGTTCCTGCCACTACAGATGATAGTGATATCATGGCAGCACGGGCAGCAGAGGCATTATTCCAGTCGGCTTATACTTCCCTGGAATTACAGACCACTCTACAACGTGCAGCGTTATGGCGGAGTATTTGTGGAATAGGATTCCTCAAGACTTTTTGGGACCCCGGTGCTATTGATTACGTCACCCATCAACAGGGTTGCATTCATGTTGAACGAGTTCGTCCTTTTAATATTATCGTTCCTGATTTACTAGAGGAAGATATTGAAAAGCAGCCTTGGGTTATCCATGTATTTACTATGACTCCTGAGGATGCTCAGCGAGTTTATCAGTTGGATTATAAGCCTAAGACTAGTAATACTACCAACGATATTCTCAATGAGGCTTATCTAGGAGTAGGAAAGGACGGAGCCAAGAACACTCAAGAATGTTCTGTCTATGAAGTATGGATCAAGCCTTATAGACACAAGGATTTCCCCAACGGTGGATTAGTTACTGTTATTGATGAAAAAGTTGTTCAGATGTATACTGATCCTACCACTAAGGAACCGGCTTATCCGTACGAGCACAAAGAGTTTCCCTTTGCTAAACTAGATCACGTACCTAGTGGAGCATTTTATCCTTCCTCAGTAATCGACGACTTGATTCCTATTCAGCGGGAACTTAATAAGACTCGTTCTCAGTTAATCGAGAACAAGAATATGATGAGTCGTCCGCGTTATATGGCTCCTAAAGGTTCTGTTCAGGTACAACGTATTGCTGCTGAGCCTGGTCAGGTCGTTGAATATACTCCTGGTTTAGCCCCACCGCAGGCTATGGAAACGCCACCTATCCCCAGTTATGTCGAGAGAGAATTAGATATTCTCCAGACAGATATGGATGATATAAGTGGACAGCATGAAATCTCCAGAGGCGGTACGCCGAACTCGCAGGTTACGGCTGCTACGGCAATTTCCTTCCTCCAAGAACAGGACGATAGTAAACTGGCCCCGACAATTGAATCCCAAGAGGCAGCGATTCGTAAAGTCGGACGTCAGTATTTGGCACTAGTCCATCAGTTTTGGGGAGCACCTAGGCAGATTAAGGTTGTTGGAGAAAATCAAGCCTTTGATGCATTAGAGTTTGATAAGCGTGATATTACTGGAACCACCCTTAATAATGATGTACGTATTGAGGCTGGCTCTGCCTTAAGTACCTCTAAGGCTGCTAGGCAAGCAGTTATTATGGACCTTATGAATAATGGACATATTGATCCTATGACTGGTTTAGAGCGCCTAGAAATGGGTGGACTAGAAAAACTGTACGATGAATTACAGAAGGATAAGCGTCAGGCTGAGCGCGAGAATATGAAGATGAAGGTGGGAGAACCTATTAAAGCAATTCCCCCGCCTCAACCTGGGGAAGACCCACAAGGTGCTTTTGCAGCGGCATTTGCTCCTAATACGTGGGATAATCACCAAGCACATATTCAAACACACGATTCTTTCCGTAAGACTTCTGAGTTTGAAATGCTGCCTGACGAGATTAAAATGATGTTTGAAATCCACGTACAAACACATCAGCAAGCGGTTATGGCTCAGAGTATGCCTTTGCCGGGCCAAGCAGTTGATCCCAACGCTCCTGTAGATAATACTACAGGTAATGTACCACAAGGCCAGCAGCAGATGGGTGGTATGCAATAATGGCACAGAATGACATTGCGAGCGGGGGGAATTTAGAGGTCGTTGACAAGAGGCGCACAGGTAAGGCGGGTGCTACTTCGTCTAATATTGCTACTCCTGCTAACTATGCTAGCGTTGCTGCTATGCGTACTCGACTTACTGCTATTAATGCTGCTTATTATACAGCCGCTCGTTTAGACCAAATGAGTAAGAACGACATGGTTTATGCCATTCGAGTTAGTGACGACCTTACAGGTATCTAATGCCGTTCAGGTCGGAGAAGCAACGACGATTTATGTGGTCGCAGCACCCTGAAATTGCTAAACGCTGGACAAAGGAATATGGTTCTATTCCTGTCAATAAGTTTCAAAGAGTTCTAAGGAAGAAAAATGGCAGCCCCAGAACTAGACTTTAGGGCCAAGTTAAATGCCCGGCGTAAGCAATTAAAGTTTCAGAAAGCCAAGAGCCAGCAAGGTTTTATGAAGGGCCAGGTGGCTAGGACTTTACGTCCTTCTACCTTACAGGGAGTTAGAAAGCCTGCGCCCCCTACTGTTTCTTTTGCTGGGGCAGTTAATCGTAATCCAGGGCCTTTTAAGCCTAGTGGGCAAACGCCTCCAACTAAGCCTGGACCCGGTGAAGGTCCTACTAGTCCTCCTAGGATTCCGCCTAATGGTAATACGGGACCTATGAAGCCTAAGCCTCCCAAGTTACCTCGTCGGCCAGGACGGACCAATAAACCTATTCCTCGTCCTAGTGGGCCTCAGAATATTAAAAGAAATCCTGTAAGGAATGTTCCTACTAGTTCCTACACTTTTAAGAAAGGTGATACTTTATCGGGTATTGCTAAGAGTAAGTTTGGTGATGCGGATATTTGGCATCGTATCGTCAATCACAACCCTAATCTTAAAGGTGTCGATCCCCGCAAGATTCCTGTAGGAACTAAGATTAATCTTCCCTCTGAGGGAAATAAGTATCGTAGGCATTTAAGTAGAATTCAAAAGAAACAGCAACCTAAGCCTAGGAAACTGCCAAAGCCTAAGCGTATTCTTAAAAAGGCAGGTGTTCCCTACAACGTTCCCGGTAGGCAATATTAAAAGAGAGAGCCCCTAGTTAGTCTAACTGCGTGGTCCAGTTATAGACTAACTAGGGGTTCTCTTTGTGTATGCCTTGTTATTGATTACTCCTATACCTAATCTTAGAGCAAGCGGCCAGGGCCTTGTGGGTACAGCCGGACCAATCCTCGGAATAAGGACAGATTTATGTCTATGCCGGCGCAAGAGAATGACGGTAATCCCCAGGGTCAGCCTGCTCAACAACAACAGCAGCAGGTTAATACAGGGAACCGTTCCCCTTATGCGGATTATTTGGATCGAATCCCTGAGGGTTTACGTGGCGCAGTAGAACCTGTCTTTAAGGATTGGGACGCTAATGTCACGAGGATGCGTCAAAATGAATTAGCCAAGTTACAAGAGTATGGTGGCTATGATGAGTTGGTTCAGCAATATGAGCCAGAGTATTTAACTCAAGCCACACAACTCGCCATGATGCTAGAACAAAATCCTCAGGCTTTATATGAGGGACTAGCACAAATGCTTGGTATTCAGAATGGCGAAGGACAATACGATCAGGAGGAAGATTACGGCCAGCAGCAATTTGATCTGAGTCAAGACCCCGCGTTCCAGCAATTAACTGAGCAGCAAGGACAATTGGCTGAGTTAATTCAAAATCAGTATGAGCAACAGCAAATGGAACAAGAGGAACAAGAAGTTCTTGACGAGTTAGATCAAATGCATGAACAATATGGTGACTTTGATGATGAAATGGTTTTGATGATTGCAGCGCATACTAATGATCTGAATATGGCTTATGAAATGTATAAGCAGCGTTTAGGTCAGCAAGCGCAGCAAATGAATCAGCCAGGGATGCAAGCACCTATTGTTGGTGGTGGCGGTAATGGTGGAGTTCCTTCTAATGTTGTTAATCCTCGGGAAATGTCAGACAGGCAACGTAAGGAAGCGGCTTTAGCGATCGCTAGGGCTAACAAACCACAAGGGTAGGAAAGATGCCTGCTTCACTTACAACTGCTGCCGCGATTCTTAAAGAGATTTATGAGCCCGGCTTACAAGAGCAGTTAAATACCGAGGTTGTGGGCCTAAGGCGTATTGAGCGTACCTCCGACGGTGTTAGTTCTGACGTCGGTGGTCGTTACGTTCGATTCCCATTAAGGGTCCGGCGTAACCAGGGTATTGGTTATCGCCAGGAATTAGAGCAGTTGCAGGTTGGCGGTCAGCAAGGTTATGCCGTGGCGCAGGTTAACCTCGCCTTTGGTTATGGTCGCCTCCGCATTTCAGGTCAGGGTATGGAACTCGCTGAGAGTAACGAACAAGCGTTCGTTAACTTGATGGACGAGGAATTATCCGGCATGAAGTCTGATGTACTTAAGGACTGTAACCGTATCTTCTACGGTGATGGTACTGGTGCATTAGCGATTGAAACTGCTGACGCTGCTAACACTGTTACTGTATCCAGCACTCAGTATTTAGAGGTCGGGCAGGTTATTGACCTCGTTACTGCTGCTGGTGTTTCGCAAGCGGCTAACCGTAACATTACTGCGATCAACACTTCTACTGGTGTTGTTACGTATGATGGTGCAGATGTTTCTGCTACTACGGCTGCCGGTACGTTAATTGTTCGACAGGGTAACGGTCCTGTTTCTGCTACTGTTATGCGTGAGCCAATTGGCTTAAAGACGGCAGTTAAGGATTCAGGAACTTATCTTAACGTGGACCCAGCAGTTGAGCCAGTGTGGAAGTCTTTTGTGGACACAAACTCTGGCACGCCTCGGCCACTATCTGAGACGTTAATGATTAGTGCCGTTGACCGTGCCCGCGCAAATGGCGGAGAAACTTCCGTTGTTTTCTGTGGGTTAGGTGTTCGTCGATCTTACTTCAACCTTTTAGTTCAGCAGCGTCGATTTACTAACTCTGTTGAGTTTAAGGGTGGATTTAAGGGTCTGGCATTCGCTACGGATCAAGGCGACGTCCCTGTAGTGACTGACGTGGACTGCCCGCCTCAAACTATGTATGGTTTAGACGAATCCACATTTAAGTTGTATCGGGATAAGGAATGGCATTTCCCACAGCCCGATGGAACTATGTGGAAGTGGGTTCACGACTTTGACGCCTGGGAGACTTTACTCAGGCAGTATTGGCAGATTGGTTGCAAGAAGCGTAATGCGAACTGGGTTATCCAGGACATTACGGAGTCGTAAACCATAATCGGGAGAGGGGGCCAGTTATTACCGAGGAATATCTGGTCCCCTTTTCCTCAGGAGTATAATGGCAAACCTCATGGCTACATTAATGGCAGAGTATACTGCCGCCGGTTTTACTACTGGTACTATTAATGATCGTATGTTTGCTTTACTACGATCAAAGGGTGGTACTCTCTGCAATTCAAACATGCAGAAAACTAAGAAAACTGGCGGTAAGGTTACATTCTACTTTCACTCAAACGAGGTTCCGTAATGGGTGCTATTAATGTTAAGACCATGCGTGAGGTTATGGATGACCCTAACCTTAACTTTGAAACTTTAGAAGATGGGCACATTGTATCTCAACGAGTTGTTCGTCTTATTGAACTTATCCATGATACTTATAACGGTCGTGTTGAAGTTCGTTGGATTCCCCCAAACCAAAAAGGTAAGGACCAGTACCAATTCTGTATTCTTGAAGTCTTACCCGATGGACAAGAGTTTATTATTATGTGGGTAAAGAATGAGCAGGAATTTACAGGAGAGGTTCTTGAAAAATTGTTCCTTGCTGACAATACAAAGACCAACGTACTGACAGAAATGGATGCTCGTAATGAGGCCATTAAGGCAGTACGAAGAAAGGTGTACGAGGAACAAATGGCGGAGGCACATGATATAGCCAAACATATTCTTGTATCGCCTCTAAATAAGTATACTGTGAGTAAGGATATCGTTATCCGCGATCACGGGAATAGGATAAGATAATGGGAAGTGGCTACTTAAGAATTTGTGACCAATGTGGTGGTATTGATGACCACCCTAGGCATGAAATCGCGTATGGTATTGGTAACTTTGCTGGTCCAGTAGGAAATCCCGAAGTATTACAGAAAATTCTCGATGCTGATGTGGATAACGCTACTAAGAGTAGAATTCTGGATGATTTTTACAATCCCTCAACAAAAACATACCATATAGACTGCTGTGCTATGCGTGGCTGTTTTGATGGTTCATGTGATAAGATCAGAGAATTAGGTGGTGCTGATAAGACAGGAGATACCTTAAAGGATTTCCTTACGTCAGGATCGGTAGATAGTGTTGGGGATGAACTTACTTCATTAGCCGGTCAAGTAGATGCAGTTTTTGCCGAAGGTGGAGAGTAATCATGGCACTAGACCAAACTAGGGCTAATGAGATTCTGACTCATTTACATGGGGGTACTCAGTTCCCAGCCTTTACAGCACCAATTAGACTTAGAATTTTTACTGTTATTGGTACTGCTACCACTACTGGTACTGAGGTTGCTACTGGTGGCGGTTATACTTCGGGTGTTGGTGCTCCTTCTACTGCCTGGGCAGCCGCATCAGCAGGGTCACAAGCCACTAACGCAGCAGTAACTATTACTAACTATCCTCGTGCAGAAACAGTAGTTGCTGGTGAGACATTTACTAGTGACGGTACTCCTAAACGAATTGAATGGGGAGGCTTAGCCGCAAACAAGGCTATGCAGGCAGGGGATACTCTTTCATTTGCTTCGGGAGCAATTGTTTCCACATTAGCATAGAAGGTGAATAATGGCAAACTATCCATCATCTATGCCCACACTGACAGTACCTCCTGCGGGCATTGCATTAGGATTATCTTCTCCTACTCAGCGTCAATTAGCGCAGCAAACGGCAGATGAAATTCTAGCAATTGCTACAGAGTTAGGGACTGTTCCTAAAGGATCGTTTGCTACTGTAAAAGACTTCCTTGCCTTTATGGCGCGGGCTCATACTGTTGAGACTATTACAACGGCAGGAGCAGCCCAGACTTTTGATTTGGCTTTAGGCTGCACTAAGATTCTAAACCTTAGTGCAGCCAACTGTGTATTAGCAGCACCTACTAACTTAGTTGGTGGTAGTGCTGTTGCTAACTTTGTTGAAGTTATTATTAAGCAAGATGCTACAGGGAGTCGGACTGTTACTTGGTGGAGTGGTATTAGGTGGCCTGGGGGTGGTGGTCCACCTGCTCTTACTATTACACCTAACACTGGTAGAGATAGATTTGTATTGACTTCCTTTAGTGGCGGTTCTTCTTGGGATGCTGATTATGGATTGAACTTGGCATGAGCATGAGGGGTATTTTTAGTAGACGTCCTCGTCCTCCTAAACCTCCTATTCCCCCTCCAATTCCCCCTCCTACAACTACTGGGGCTAAATGGGACGATCAAGTTGCTAAATGGAACGATCAAACTGCTAAATGGGATGACGGTGCTCAATGAGTTATTATCGTCGGAGCGCTCTCGCTACAGTGGGCGGCAATAGGAGATATTCCCCTGTAGGGACTTACGATCCCTTGACATTTTCGTATGGTGCCTATAAGTCATATAAACCTATAGGTGGAACTAACTGTGGTGTAACTACTGACGTTTTAATGGGACAGTCACTTCAACCTATTACTACCACTTTTAACGTGTCAAGTGCTGGTGATTATGACTTAATTGATCTAACTGGTTATTTCAATATTACTGCTTCCGGGACTGTAAATATTACTAGGTCTAGAATTAATGGCCCTGCTGCTGGCTTTTCTTCTGGACCTACGGGACTTGTTCATGGTATGGGTCCTAACGTTTCTGATATTAATCTTTATGACTGTGATCTTTGGTGTCAGCATCCTAGTGAATGGGTTGAAGCATTACGTTCTCACCATATTCATGCAGAACGTTGTCATATTAAATGGACTGTTGATGGATGTCAGGTTTTTAATACCAACTCGGGACAAATTGGTGTTACTGATGTAGCCCTTAAGGGCTGCCATATTCATGCCTTAAGTTTTTGGTATCCAGATTCGTTCCATGCCAATGGAACTCATAATGACTGTATACAAATTCAGGGTAGTAATAATGCGGTAGTAACTGTTGGCAATAACTTTGAAGGTTTCTATAATGCTGATGGAGCAACTACAGATGCAGGATTCTCATTAGGTACATCTTTAGCCGCATCGTCTGGAAATAAACGAGCGAACCTAACTGCTAACAGTTGTTTACAAATGGGTATTGAGCAGGCTCCTAACTGTTCTATTGATAGTGATGGTGACTGGTGGCATGGTGGTACTTTTGGGATGCTTAACTGTCCCAATAACGTACCTAACTACGGGAATGTCCGTAATGGTTGGTGGGGAACCGATGCTAACCAGGGCACGAGTTGGCAATTAAATGCCAATGGTCTTACTGCTCTAGGGCGTGGAACACAGAGTAATAATAAGTTAGAGGGAACAAACACTCTTATTAATGTCAGGTAGTGTAAATTAATGACCGCCTTTGATAACAACTGGGAAGGCATACCTTCTGCTGATGGTACTGCTTTAACAGTTGCTATTTCTGATGACGGTGGCGGTACTGCTATCGGATTCTTAGTTGGGTCTGTATCACCTAAGATAGAAAAAGTATTAGCAAATGTTCCTGATGGTTTAGTAGCCATTGAATGTATTCGTGGAACATCTGGCGATATTTCTGGCTTCGCCTGGAATATTAACGCGGTACAAGCGAGGGTACGAACAAAGTTTCGTATTCCTCAACGGATGGATACAGAACAACTAATCTCTATTCGTTCTACTAGCCCTAGCGCTATTTTAGCACGAGTCGCTACAGATGCATCAAACCGTTTAATTGTGCAGAACCGTGCCGGTTCAATTATATTTACGTCTGCTACTTTACCCGCCTATCCTGTAGATGTAACTCTCGATTTTGCTGCACAAGTTGGAACTACGGGTACTGCTCCTGCATCTACAAATGGTAAAGTTAGGTTCTGCTATTATTTAGGTACGTCACAAACTGCCGCAGAAACTATGACGCCTAATGATACAACTGATACTGGACAGGCTCCTGCTGCTACTAGTATACATACAGGTTTGATATCGGGTGCTGCTACTGTTGGCAGTATTTATGTTGATAGTTGTAAAGGTGACGATACTTCTCTTACTTTCGTAGGTCCTGTTCCTGTTACAACACAGAATGGGACTCTCAACTTTAGTGCTACCTCTAGTCTTACTCTTACTGGCACTGAAACTGATAAAGCAAATATAACATTTAGTTCCACATCTACTTTAACTCTTACAGGAGACAGATTACGAGCAGCAGCACTTAACTTTGCTTCTACTTCTACATTATCATATGGTAGTGTCGGTACTGGTGCCAAATGGGATGACTCTGTATCTACGTGGGATGACTCTGCAACAGTTTGGGACGATACTGGTAGTGGTCCTGTTGGTGGCGTAGAAATAACTAGACTTGCCACAGTATCCTTTGATTCTGTATCTACATTCTCATTATCTGGCACTATCACTCATACTGCTGTTGGTACTATTAACTTCGACAGTGTGTCCACATTAACTGCTACTGCTGTAGCCACTAGACCCGCTGCTATTACCTTTAACAGCGTATCTAGTATTGCATTTACTGGTGTCATTACTCAACTTGGCACTCTTAACTTCGCGAGTACATCTACACTTGTCCTTGTTGGTGACATTTTAGGTTCTATTACTGCAAATGTTTTGTTTAGTAGCGTGTCAACATTAAGTATGACCGCATTTGTAGAACAATTTGCTGTTCTCTCTTTCAATAACGTATCAACTTTGACTTTGGCTATAATTAGACAGCCAGAGGCTAGTCTAACTTTTAACAATACTTCTACACTTCTTCTCATTAGTGTTCATGTTGTTATTGCTAATATTGCTTTTAGTGCTGTATCTGCCTTTACTATTACTTCGAGTGGAAACGTAGCCCAAGGTACTATTTTGTTTTCGGCTACAGACTATCTAACTCTAACTGCTACTGTAACTAGTATTTCTATATGGACTCCTGTTCCCAAAAACATTACTGTTTGGAGTTGAAATGGGCACCCTGACAGTCCTACAAATTGCTACAAGGGTTCGTAGACAATTTGGGGATGCCGATGGAGTGTTGTTAACTGACCAGGCTTTCTTTGACTGGATTAACGACGCTATGAGGGAGATTGTATTAGAGAACGATTTATTAAAGCAGCGGGCTACTAGTGCCACTGTTATTGGACAGTCGAGTTATACTATTCCCCTTGACTTAATTAGGATGCACAGTCTCTCAATCTTTGGCCTCCCCATTAGGGAAACATCTTTTCCCGAGGCTCGGGATACAGTCAAGAATTTAGACGATTCCTCTGTTTATCCCAGAGGAACGCCTGAAATGTATTGGGTGTATGGAGGTAACCTGTTCTTGTATCCTGCTCCCGATAGAGCATCTTCAACTGGTTTATTGATGAACTACAACAGGGCCCCTGTAGCAGTTGCTCTGATGACTGACATTCCTGAGTTGAATACAAGATACGATACTAGATTGATCGAATATTGTGCTGCTCAGGCTGCCGACTTAGATCAAGACTCTACAAGGTATGCAATTAAAAAAGCAGAGTTTCAAATGGGGATTTCTGAGGCTAAGGATGAGGAAGGGAGCACTCAAGAATACTATCCCTTTATTAATTACTCATTCTCATCCGGTGAAAACTGGACTGACTGGTGATTGCCTTGTTAGTAAAGGGCCTCGGAGGTAGAGTTTAGTTATGCAGAACGACTATGCTGCGGGCAAAAAGATATACAATATGGGTATGCCTAATGCTCAGTCTGGCACTATGCGTAGTCCAACTGGTTATGTTCAGCGTGAGCAAAGAAATCAGCGACGTTCGGGAAAAGCGCAAGCGATTCTTCGTGTATTAGATAAGAAAAAGAAGCGTAATCCTGTTAGTGGTACTGGCCCAGTTCAGGCTATGAATATGGCTGGACTAGATGTTACATTAACAGGGCAGATTATTCCGAAGGGGCGATAATGGCTCTGCCTTATTTGGATCAATTTGCTAGTCAACGACGTAGATTGACTATGCAGTATCAGCAAGCGATTAATCGTATGCTTGGCGAACGTAATAGTCTCAATACTGATTATGCTTCTAAGGCTGGTGAAGTAGAGGCGGAAAAGCCTAATGCATACCGTCGGGTATTAAACTCTGCTGCCGGGCGAGGTATGGCTTTCTCATCAGGATATGGGCAACAGAGAGCCGATACTGGTAAGGCATTTGCTGGACAATTAGCTTCACTTGCTGCCGTTAGAGATAGTAGTTTGGCTGGCTTAGATTCTTCTCAGGGTAACTTAAAGCAAAACTATCAATACAATTTGGCTGAATTACGTAAGGCTCAGACAGCCGCTCAATTAGACTTACGACGTCGTAGAAGGAAGCATTCATAATGGCAAACAAGCGACGTAAGCCTAAGCCTAAGAAACTTACTGGCGTTCAGCGTAAAGAGTTCAATAAACTCCGTAATCTTAATATGGAGTGGTTTGGTGCTCCTGGCGATACGGCCACCTTAAAGAGATACGCACGTACTCGGCGTAATGATGAAGGCCGTATTCGTAAGGGATTCGCTACTAAGAACGCTCAGGCTCGACGTGCTGGCTTCACTGTTCAGGCAGAAATTGAGCCAGCACTTAGAGAACTCCGTAATGAACGTGGAGTTATCAGAAAGTCTTACGCTGATCTAGGTGCGAGTAATAGGGCTGCGGCTACAAGTATTCGACAAACTGGTGCTGCATCTGATACTGCCATTGCTAATCGTTATGCTAACCTACTTAATTCTGTTAATAGCGAATACGGTAAGGGGCAACAAGAAACTCAAAGTGAGACGGATCGTTTAGGTATTCAAGGCGACTTCAATGCAGGAAATGAATCCGACCGTGCGCGTATGGCTTCATTAGTACAATCGGGTGGAGAAAACGCTAGAGCCGCAAGTGCCGCCAATACTGGCTCATTTAATCAGATGATGGGTTTATTGGCCGGAGAAGGTAGGGCTTCGGGATTAGAACGACGTTCAGACATTAACAGCGAGATTGGTGGTATTCAGGCTGGTCGTCGTGCCAAGGTTTACACCTTGATGGAACAACTTAAGGATGCCGCTAGGGCTGAAAATGCTGACCGTCAGCAACAGAGATTTATGAACGCTATTGCCAGACAACGACTCGGGGGTGACTTAGACTATCAATCGGCTCAGGCATTAGACGCTATGGCTAATGCTCGACGTAATATTGTGGAGAGCAATAAGCCTCGGGTTGTGAAGAAAAAGCGGCGGCTACCTTAATGGCTAAAAAGAGGAACCGTATTAACATCGGTGGCGGGGTTAGTATGCCCGCGCCTCATTTTCGCAATCCCGCTTTAGCTGACGCATACCAAAAATGGTTCGTGGATATGCCTTTGCGAGCCCCTGTCACTGTTGAATGGATTGAGCCGTCAGCCGCAGATAAAGCCCGCCGACTAAAGCAGTTAAATAGTCGTTCACTTATTTCTCGCGGGGAAATGTTAAGTGGTGCTAGGGCTAACTCACAAGATGTTTATATTACTGGTGACGAATCAGAGGGAGGCGGCTTATATACTAAGGGTACTCCTGCTTTTGCTGATGCTCAACGTAGAATGAGGGAAGCAGGATACGGAGGTACTTTTGGTACTAGTGCTAAAGGATTAGGTCCTGGCACTAAGGAAATGGCTGCGGAGTTAAACAAGAATAACCGATTAATTGCCACAGCCAAAGGTTCTCCTGTAGGGCAGGCAAAGAAAGGTGGGGGTGGCGTACTTCCTTGGCTTATGGATAAACTGTATCGGCCTCTTTATGCTACTACTGGACTTGCTAAGGGTATAGCAGGGGCTACTAAAAAGGCTGACTTTTCTGATCCTGCTAGTATTGCTAATATTTTAGAGGCTGGTGGTAAGGGTGCTGGCCGTGGATTTATGGGTAAAGAAAAAGATACCTTTGGTAGTATGATTGCTCGTACTGGTCTTGATGAGGCTATCGAAAGTGGTATTAATAAGGTAGGTGGAGATTCTCCCTTTACTAAGGGACTAGCAGAATCTACAGGAAACTTCTGGAGCGCTACTGCTGGATTTGGTGCTGATGTTGGATTAGACCCTCTGTCATATACTGGTGTAGGACTTGTTCCTAAGGCTGGTAAGGCTGCTGGACTGAGTGCTAAAGCCTTAGAACATTTACGGCAAGCCGGTAAGGTAGATGACTTAACGGGAGAGTTACTTAGTGGTGGACGTTATGCTAAGGGTAAGGTTAAGCAAAGTACAGCATTAGGTGAGAAAGCACAAATCTTCGAGCCTCTAGATAAATTGCATGGGGCTGTTAAGGCTCGTAGGTACAAGGAAATTAAAACAGAAATGCTTGACAGCCCCGAATGGTCTGCGAGAATTACGTCCTCTCTGGACAAGTCGGCTGCCTCTCAACGTAGAGTTATGGCTGATATTAATGCTACTGCTAGGGAGTTAGCACAAAAGGAATCTGATGCTTGGCTAGAAACAGCATTGAAGAATTATGAAGATGTAGTCAATACTCAGATACAAAAGGGTGTTGGATTTGGATTAGCGGGTGCTAGGGGTAAGAAACTTACTGTTGTCCCGGCCCCTATAGCGACTGCATTTACTCGTTCAATTATTAGGCCCGAGCCAGTACAAAAAGGTCTTAGAGTTTTCCAAGATGTTTTTCAAGCATCAGCAGGTGTTGATCCTGCATTGCATAGTATTAGGCTTTCTACTCTTGGGGCTGGCTTTCAGCGTGCCCATATGCTAGGGCATGAATTACGACAGGTATTTCGTGGAGTAAGTAAAGACGATCAGGATATGATTGCAAGTGTTGCATTAGGTAGAGGGAAGAATTCTGGAGTAATAGTTAATGTTGGTGGGAAGGAAGTTGATGCTGCACAATATTACCACAACCGTTTAGGAGCATTAGAGAATAAGGTTAGTGGTATTGCTACAGGAGACCCGGAATATTCTGCTGCTGAACTTAGTGATATGTTACCTCCTGGATTCAAGGGTCAATTTAAGGCTGATCAGAATAACTGGATTCGTTCTTCTATTAAATCCTGGGAAGAAAAGGGAGTTACAGGACCTAACGCTTTATGGTTAGCAGAGCAGGCTTTTGAAAGAGCCGCTTCTAAGCGAGCCATGTTTGCATCAGCAGGAGAAACTTTCGGTGTTCGTACCGCAGGGACAGGTACATTAAAGGGTGGAGAAAAACTTTTCAACAAGTTACGTGAGCAAGGCTATAGAGAAATTCATACTAAGGCTACTCACGGTCTATTAGATGGTATGTTGTTTGATCCACAGATTGCTTCTGGCTTAGAAAAAATTCTCAAGGTAATGGAAAGTGAACGTTCTTGGAATGGGTTTACAAAGACTTTATCACGTATCAACTATCCCATCAAGTTCCTTTTCACTGTTGTTAACCCTGGCTTCCATATTCGTAACGCTATGGGTGACACATTCATCAACATGATGGATAATGTATCAATACGATCTTATGAGCAATCTGCTAGAGTTCTACACAAGCAATTAGAGAAATTTGGTGGAGACACTCCATTATTATTACAGGAAGGAGATATCCTAGAGAACGCATTCAAGCGACCTAATCAAAGGGTTCTTTTTCACACTAGGAAGCCAGTAAAGCGGCCTAATGGTACTAAGGGTGCGGCTATTACTGACGCCGAAATTTATGCTGGTATAAATAAGTATGGCATTCGACAGAACTATGCTCTATCAGAGTATGGAACATTATCCGAGCAGCCTATTGGTGTTGCAGCAACGGGTAGGCAATTACGGTCAAAGGTAGTAGAAGCATCCGAAGTGCGGGAAGACTATTTCCGTGTTGCTCACTTCATTGAGTTAGTTAAGCGCAACAAAAAGGGTTTTGGAACTCTTGATGAAGTAATGGCAGATGCCGCTGCTGATATTCGTAAGATGCACTTCGATTATACTGACTTCACTAAGTTTGAAAAGCAATGGATGAGCAACCTGTTCCCCTTCTACAAGTGGACTCGTAAAGCTCTGCCTTTGATGATGGAATTAATGCTTACTCAGCCTGGAAAGGTGATTGTTCCTACTAAGGCTCAGCAAGCATTGAGTACAATGATGGGGCAGGACCCTTATGGGGAACCTCTGCCTAATATGCAAGGATTAGTTCCTGACTGGATGATTCAGGCTGGATATTCTCCTAGTGCTAACCTAGCCAATGCATTACCTTGGGATACTAAAGATAATCCTGCTATGTTCCAAGTTCCTAGTCCCTTTGGTGACATTGTAAACTCTGTTGTAGCCCCCACATTAGGTAAACCTTCCGGGATATTGGACGTTGCTACTAGTATGTTGACTCCTGTAATCAAGGACCCATACGAACTTAAAGAGAACAAGAACGCTTTCCTTTCTTCTAAGGCTGGACAAAATGTACCGTTAATTCAGCCAGGAGAAAGTAAGATTAAGGGTTACTCTGATTACTTCCTCAATCAATTACCTTATGCACGACAAGGTACGAGGGCTTTTAGTGGGGGAGAAGATAAGAAAAACATTGGTGGATTTATTTCTCAACTGGCTGGCTTGTATGGTCAGGAAGTATCTCCATCAATGCAGCGTGGAGAATTATTCAGGCAACGAGACGTAAGCCGCACTAAGGTACGAGAGATTAAGTCAGAATTAGGTGCTTTACTTAAGAAACAAGGGCTGGATGTTCCCAAGACTAATGAAGGTTGGTTGACTTTAATTCGACTGTGGAAACAGCAGCAGGGTAATCAATAATGCAACCAACAATGGGCCGAACAGCACCGTCGATTTATGACACGGTGCTTAAAGGCGTGCAGCAAAATAAGTATGCTACACAAGCACGGACTCGTAAATCTGTTGGTAATTTAGGTGCTTACCTTGACTTGTTAAATCAAGAACAAAACCAGCCCGTAGCAGGCAACGGGGGATCAACAGGAGGTAGCGGTGTCTCCGGTTATATGGGTGCTCCTAATACTGGTAGTGGTGCTCCTAGTAGCGGTGCTATTCCGCCGCTAGCAACGTGGAAATGGCATGGACATTCTTTAACTACTGAGGCAGGATCAACTACCAATAAGTTCCGAAGATTGCTGAATTATCTGAACAGTAGTGGATACAAGATTAATGATATCGGCTCTTATAGTTATCGTAATGCGCGTGGTCTTAGTCGCCTTAGCGAGCACGCTTACGGTAGGGCTATTGATATTAACTCTACACAGAATCCTATGGGTAGTTCTTTGCATACCAACATGCCAAAGAATATTGCTAGGGTTGCAGCAAATCTTGGATTAGTGTGGGGCGGTACGTGGCATAGTCGTAAGGACCCAATGCACTTTAGTACCACGGGATACTAAATGATAGACGATACTTTTGCAGAAACTCTCGCTGACTTAGCAGCACAACGTCAGCGCAGTAAGCGACGTACTGAATTACAGAATGATGCATTGCAAGAAATGATGATGACATTAGGTCCCGCTCAGAATGCTATGTCGGCTGGAGGTATTCCCGGTTCTGGCCCAGGTACTAGTGGTAAAGGTGGGGGACCAACTAATTATGGAAATACTTCGCTAAGGGCAGCCGAAGGTTCTAGTGGGTTCCAAGCCTTTGTTCGTTCTATTGCTCAACAAGAATCGGGAGGGAATTACGGCGCTCGAAACGCTAGTTCCGGTGCTATGGGTAAGTACCAAATTATGCCTGCCAATATTGCAGGATCAGGAGGTTGGGATAAAGAGGCACTAGGCTACAATATTAGCCCACAACAATTTATGCGTAACAAGAAACTACAGGATGCTGTGGCATTGTTTAAGTTACGTGAGTATTACAACAAGTACGGTGCTAGTGGTGCAGCACAGGCTTGGTATGGTGGGCCGGGTTCTGTTGGACGTAATGTAAGTGGGGGTGCTGGGTATCCTAGCAGTAATGCGTATGCGCGATCTATCAGGAGAAGGATGAAGGGAAGGTAATGCGACGGGGGATAACCCTGATTTCAACTGTCTGTATTACAACAGGAACAGCAGCAGTTTTAGTCAGGATTACTCCTGATGGACTAAAAGGACTAATCCCAGCCGTCCTTATTACAGTAGGTGGGTTAGTATTATTTATTCTCTATGCCAATGGTAAGGATCACGACGAATGAATCAACTTAGTTTTAAACAGAATCCTATTATCTGGATCAATATTGTCTTGATCGCTGCACTCTATATAGTGCATGGATTAGATTCAGACGACTGGTCAGTTGACAATATCACTGGCTATGCAACTGTTGCTGGCATTATTATCGCAGCGGTTGTATCTCGTTCAAGAGTGAGTCCTTATCCTCCTCCACCTACTAAGCAAGAATTGGAGGAAGCGTGAGCGAGGTAAGTGCTTCTGCTTTTGTTAAAGCATTACGAGCAGAAGGACTTACAGTAAAACAGTTCAGGAAGAATTGGCAGAATCACAATCGCAATAGCGTAAAACGTCCTAATCGTCACGGCGTGGCTGTTCACCATACTGCTGATGATTCTAGTAGAATTGACCAAACTTGTTGGACTGGACGGAGTGATTTACCTGGGCCATTATGTGAAAGTGTTTTACATAAAGACGGCTTAGTTGTCATGGTAGGTTATGGTAGAACTAATAACTTTGGTATGGGAGATTCACATACCTTTGCTGTTATGACTACTGAGAAAGGTACTCTCCCAGCCAAGCCTGATCTATCAGACGATATTGATTTCAATTCTGCTGTCCATGCAGTAGAGATTGTTAATCTAGGTAATGGTAAGGACCCTTATCCTCTTAAGCAACAAGAGGCAATAGTTAAATGGGTAACGGCCGCCTGTAGGGTACATGGGTGGTCCGAGAAGTCTGTTATTGGGCATAAAGAAGGTACAAGGCGTAAGATTGATCCCAGTTTTGATATGGCTCAATTACGTCGTAGAGTTAAGGAAGCCCTTGCTTTACCGGCAGGAGAGTGGAAACTTATCACACACCCCGATCCGCCTCCTGATCCTAAACCACCTGTTGTTGATCCCAAGAAAAAAGCATTTGAAAGTCTTGATGCTGCTGACCAAGCCATAAGAAATGCCCGTACTTGGGTGACACGAATACAATGATATGGAGGTGGTTTATGCCGCTATTTGGACAGGATAGACAATTACTTAAGGACATTAAGGCCCAACTAGACAGGATGGAGCAAAGAATGGCGACAATCGAAGAAATGGTCGAAGCGGTACAGCGTGCCGTAAATCAGTTAAAGGAACGTCTCGCCAATCTTGACACTACTGCCCTACAGGAGCAGTTAGCAGCGGCACAGCAAGCATATTCTGACTTAGTGGTAGCCGAGGAAATTGAGGACACTGAGCAGAATGCTGCATTAGCAGCCGCTTTAGATGCTGCACAAGCCGAGGCTAATAAGTCTCAGGCAGCCGCAGATGCATTACAGCAGTCGGTTGAGGAACTTGACGCTATTGCACCGGGCCAGGTTAACCCGCTATAGGTCAAGGAAAATAAATATAGAGAGGCCCCCCACTTTATAGATTGGTGGGGGGTTCTCTCTTGAAATCCTTGGAAGGCAGCC